GGTCCATAGAGCAAATCGTGTAACTGCTGTTGAGTACAGCTGGATGACCAGGTGCGCCTGGTAGCAACGGACCAAATGAACGCATACCTGAAACAGAACCGCGAACGCACTCAGGTGCAAAGACAGCCTCGCTGTCCACATCCTGTTGCTGGTAAACCATCGCCCAAGTCTTTGGGTCAAGAACACCGCGACGCTTGCGAAGGTTCGGACCGTCCCAGCGTGGATACAATCCATCATCACCTAGGTTTGCGTCATCTCCAAGCCAAGGCTTGTCAGAGCGTGGCCACAAGGTCTTCCAATCCTTTGGGTCATCTGCAAACTCAAGAACCGCTGGCATAGCCAGATATGTCCAAGGTGAGCGACCTTCAGGGTAGCGATCTGGGTTGCGCATCTCTCGGTATAGATCCACTGGATCTACGCGAGTGCCAACTACCAAGATCTTGCCTGTGGGACCAACACGGGTCAAAACTTCCTGTTGGATCCAACGGATCTGCTTTTCGTACTCATTGGCGTTGGCCAAAGTAACACAGTCGTCAAGAACGATTAAGTCTGCGCGGGCACCATAGATCTGACCGCCAATACCCAATGCTTGAAGGGTTGGATCTTTTTCACCTGAGTCACGCTCAAGGTAGATCGCATCTTGGGTCCACTTATCTGCCGACTCTTTGTAGCCATCGGCGGGCGCATAGCGCCGTTGAAGCTCAGCGTAAGCGGGCTGGGTAAGCCTTTGCTTAACCGCATAAAGAAAGTCCTTTGCCATAGTAAGCGTTTTGGACACGATCTTGATACGGATATTTGGGTCAATACAAATCCGATAGGTAATGTAGTCAATTGAGACTGTCATCGACTTAGCATGTTCCGGTGGCATGTTCACCAACACATAGTTGCTAAAACCTTCTTCGTAAGTCATGCTGCCGTGAAGCCAAGCAGGCTTACCTTCCTCGAGCATTGAAATGATATTTCTCTGGTGATTGAAGGTCTTGCTGTTTAGGTACTTCTCACGAAAGTCCTCAAAGCTGATCGCTTTGTCCTCGTCGCTAATCACGCCGTCTCGGCGCTGGACGGCGCGAGCAAGGTCAATCGCGGACTTAAAATCCTCGTCCGACATACGATAATACTCGTAGGACTTGATTGACTTACCCGTCACCTTGACAGCATCTGCGATGCTGTAGCCTTTAGTGACTAGCTCAATAATTGTCTGCTTAGCCTGAGAGGCTGAGACTTTGCTCTCTGGCGCGACTTTATATTTGTTGGCCGATGGTCGACCAGTTGGCCCATTGGCCATACTCCACCCGCCTTAATTCCTATGGTGATACTTTTGGCGCTGCCAAGCGCCCTATGGTTATCCCTATGTAAATATCCTATGGGTGGCGCGGAGCGCCGCCGATGGGTAGCAATAAGGGGCTACGGCGTAGCCTACGCCCCGTTGGGGTAGGGTGAGCAGCCGGCCGACAGCCGTCTGCGAACAAAACCCCCTATATAGTATAAGGTGGGAAATTAGACACATTTCCCGCTTTGAGGTGTGTGATCTTTGTCACATTAAGTAAAACCGCAGGTCAGAGCCTATATTTAGAAAAAATAATTGGGTTGATAATACAATACGACCTTACGTATACTTAAAACCCCCCGAGTCGATCAATCTATTCTAAACGCGCAATCGGTTGTGATTTACGGCTAACACCGACCTGCGAGGCGGTACGGTTGCGGATTTTTGTGTTGATTTGGGCTTGATCTTTATTGAATACAGACAAATAAAGATGGATTGGGGGATTGTTCTGTGTGTTAATTGGTTGTTGGTGGAACTGTCCATACGGCAACAACTGACCCAACTAGGCGCACCGATCGCCCCAACTACCAACCCAATCGAGCGCACCGGTAGCCAATCCAATGACCCAATGGCGCTAAATATGGAGACAAATTTAGGTCTAACCGATGGCCCAAAGGTAGCTGGCTAACGCCAGCGATCCGACCCACCGGCAAGGATCAAGCCAGCTGCACCGGTAATTGGTCCGACGATCCGGTCAAAGATTGTCAAAGATTGCGGGGTCACGACACGCGCCAGGTATTGACACGCGGCGCAGCTTGCGCCTATTATTCTGCTAGATCGGTAGACGGCCGATCGATTAACTAGACGGGATAATCTAATGTCATTTATTCAATATGTAGCAATCTTTGCGGTTATTATTGCCGCGCTATCGCTTGCAGATCGTAAGGCGGCTAACTAATGCGCCTTACACGTCGCGGCAAGGTCGTGCTATGGCTGCTCACTATGGCTACCCTATTTATCTCAATAAATTATCTAAACGATCACTATCGGATCACTGTATGCCGCAATACTGCGGACGGATACACTTGCCAGACTGCGTGGAAAGGATAGGGATAAAGCGAAACGGGCTAACGCCCGTCTAGGCGTGACTCGCCTACTGATGAGCTTAATCATCCGACAACTAGACAGGATAAAGTAATGAACACAACACTAAACAACACCGCAACATCCGACACGATTACCGCTCATTTCACCATGAATGCAGCGCTGCTTGATGATTTACTAAGTGGCGCGATGATCGCGGCTGGTAAAGATAAGGCCCTGCCGCTGCTCACATGCGTCAAGTTATCCAGCCAGGGCAACGTAATCACTGCCGCGGCTACAGATCGCTACCGCCTATTCATCGGCCGCGTACAGCATGAGACAATTGAGAAGGATAATCCCGTCCACTCTATTGATGCATTCGATATTCTTATCCTACGCGAAGATATAGCGAAGATCCGCAACCATATCAAGCCATTAACGGGTAAGCGCGTAATCAATCCTCGCGTGACCTTCTGGATCGAAGGTGACAAGGTAACGGTTAACACCATCGACGGTAACGTTCAATTCTTATCCTGGCAGGGTAACTTTCCAGCCTATGAGCACCTAATCCCGACAGAATTTAGCCCCGCCGATACTATCGGCGTTAACCCGCAATTCTTAGCGGATATGGCAAAGGTCCCTGGAATTGATAAGACCATCCCGCTAATCATTCGCACAAGCGGGGCAACTAAGCCGCTACTATGCGAGACGTTAGCGGGGGATATTCGCTGGCAGTTGCTGCTTATGCCTATGCGCGTGCCTAACGCTTAGATCCTTACGGCTTACCCTTAGCCTTAGCGGTTAAGGGTAGGCAGTAGGCGGCTAATCGGTCACCTAATACTAACTAACTAGATAGGACTAGTACCATGACAACTGCAACACTTAGCAAGGCTGCACAAGCTCGCCAGGATCGAGACTATGCCCGCAAGCAACTACTTACCCATTATGTAAGTGAAGGTAGCCGCGTCTACACAATTCTTCGGCACGTATCTTCTAGCGGCATGAGTAGAGATATATCTCTGGTAGTGGCAGATAGAGAAGGCCGCATTAGCGATATTACTTACTATGCTGCCGACGCGTTAGGCAGTCGCTTAGTTGAACGTAACGGTTTTCGCGCTATCCGCGTAAATGGTTGCGGCATGGATATGGGCTTTCACTTGGTTTACAACTTATCCAGCGTGCTATTCCATGGCCACGATCGCGCTGGCTATATTCTCAAGCAGGAATGGATCTAAGCCATGAACCTAGACGATTACGTGTCATGCACTAATTGCCGCAAGGCTACGCATAAGTACAGCCTATTTCCTGGCAATATCTGCTTATCGTGCTACGAGCTTACGCCAGCGGCTAATGTGCCGCTCACGGTCCAGGGCCTACAGCAGCTAGCTAGAACATGGGCGGGTAAGTAGATCATGGACCTATATAAACTATCTAACTGCCATGCGTGCCAGGTAACTATGCCATTAGGCGATCTTATCTTCGGTGATCGCGGGGGCTGGTGGCTGGCCTGCCCTGCTTGCTGGAATAAAGAAAGAAAGGCCGCCAGGGCTGCCGCTAGGGCGTAAATATAAATTAATCCAGGACACGGCGCGGGGGGTTGACACTCTCGCGCCTTATCGCTATTTTAAGCACTCTACCGACCACCGAGGCGGTATGAAGGCGTAATTTACCGCGGTTAGAGGCGGTACGGAGCGCAAACTACTAGACAGGACGGAAGAATGGCAGAATACGAGACAAGCAGCTTTGCAGTTAACGCGTGGCGACAGTTAATCACCGGCGCAACTACTAAACCGACTACAGAGGCGGTAGGGACGGCAACATCAGATGAATTGGACCTTGCTCATTCGCAAGGCTACGGACTAGGCTGGAATAAGGCAGTCGAGGAAGTATTGTCAATCCTGGCCAACCGATTAGACACACTATCTACTCTTGATCGTGATAAAACTGAAGTACAGATCATCGCCCGCGCTGTCGCGCAGATGAGCGACAAGTAATGACTAAGCCAGGAGCTAAGCC